TACCCACTCGCTTCGTGAAATCGTTTTACATCAAATCGCTCATTATCTTTAGCAAACATTTCAGCGAAATCATTTACCATTTTAGAAAATACAGCGGGGTGCGTTTTATTGCTAACATACTTTAGAATTTCTGCCGTTGCGATGTAATCTTTTCTAGTCATCATTTTACTGCCACCATTCCACTACGATAGAAAACTTTTGTATAGCATTTGCCAGTTGGCGTGTATAGATTTACAGTTGAGTATTCGTTAGCCATTCCCCAATCGGTAAATAAGAAAAAGTTTTCCCACGCACCGAATTCGTTTTCGTATTCGGCAGACCAATGCGGGGCGTTGCTATCATAGGCGCAAGTTAGTTTATACATTTAGGTTTTCCCTTTCGTTAGTTATACATTTACATTGTGTTATTACTATTGTATCAGTTGCCACCGACACAATAGCGAGAGTATCGCAATTATCGCAAATCCACATTTCAGCAATTTTCATTTATTTATTCTCCTGAAAAAATCCTAGTGGATTACAATCGCAAGCCTCGACATCATAATCGGTTTCATTTCCGAAAAATTGCCAGCCTTGACCATTACAGGTTTCACACTCTAAAATCTGAGTGTATAATTCTTTCATTCTTCCCATTTTAGTTTTCCTTTCGTTTTGTTGTAATGGAATTATACCAGCACCCACCGACATTTATTCGGCTTCGGGTGTAGTAAAAATCCCCTCATTTAGTAAGCCCACCTCGAGGGTGAATAATTCATCGGGTGTTGCTTCGGATAAATCTACCCAGCCAGCACCCTCGTTATCCATTCGGAAAATTTCGATGTATCCCATTATTATTCACCAACCTTTACTGCGATTGTTGCGAATTTATTTCGCAGACCGCCAGCACGAACCTCGATTAGATAGGCTTCAGTTTTTTCGCCATAGTAAATTTCTGGGCGATGTTCAGCAGAAACAATTTCGCCTGAAAAGTGGCGAGAGTTTGAGCGATAGTTTTTTCCTACAAGTAGGCTTTCGATTGTGTATAGTTTGGTAGCCATTGGCAGACCTTCTTTCGTTTGTTGTTATGTATGGAATTATACACGAACCCACTGACATTTTCACATTACTAGCCAGTAAATCCAAATAGTGAGACGCTCAAGTCGTGTGATAAGCATCACACCAAAATGTCCGATTTGTCTGTCAAATCGACACGCCGCAGAATTCAGGGTTTTTTATAACAATGTCGTAACGACACGCCCGAGTGCGGCAGCTCTGCGGGCTGTCAAGCCGACACGCCGTTGTGTCGGTGTGAATTACCTCACAATTTCAGTAATCTGAAATTCTGACCGCAACCGTTGCCCATTCATCATTGAATGAACCTGTTGGGCGATAGCGAATTGAAAACGCTTCATAACCTTCAGGCGGATAAACATTTTCACGCTTTTCCGCAAAGTTAATTATCCCGCCATTAAATCGGCGGCGCATTGAAGTAGGTGAATAGTATTGATCCACCAATAAATCTACAATAGAATAACCTCTCATTGGTTTTCCCCTTTCTTTTCAGTAATTTTAGCAGATAGCACTGACAAGGCTTCAGCCTTGCTTGCTTCACGTTGCGCTAAAACGTGTTTTTTAAATTCATCTAAATTCATTTTAGTTTTTCTCCTTAGTAGGTAGAGCGAATAAATATTTTAGCAGAGCCTTGCGCTCATAAGTAGTTAATTCTGGGTGATTAGAAATCACGCCACCATTTTGGTATTCCCAAACAATTTTATTAAAAGTTTTTTCGGATAACATTACATCACCCAACTTTCTTGAGTGTATGCTAACCACTCACCAAGGGTCATTAAGCCCTTGTATTCATTACATTTTACGCAATAAAATTCAGATGAATAATCTGAACAAAATACGCAAACAATTAAATTCGCTTCATCAGCGCTTACATTTTCGAGAGTAATCTCTCGGATACTTAGTGTAGTCATTTTAAGACCACCTTTCTTTTAACGATTAAAACCTTATTTAATCTTGATACTAGTATCCTACCACCTACCACTGACATTTTTACCCGTTTTTCGGGCGTGTCGGAAAACTATTTTTGTGATTTAGGTCATGTGGATAACTTACGCTCAGAATTCCAGGGTTTTCCACAGCTGTGCATAAACCTGTGGATAACGCCCCCAAAAGACTGCGGGCCGATCTGACAATTGTCAAATCGACACGCCGATAATTAGCGCAAATCTTTTGTGAGTTCTCTCACATCTTCTTTTAGCATTGGCCACGCCATACGCCATAAGGATACGACGGAAACTAGTAGGGCTAATTGGACGGCGGTAGTTAGTAGGCGATTAGTAGTCATTACTTATTCTTCTTTCTCTTGTAAATCTTATAGGCGATTAGTAGGGCGGTAGTAATAGCGATAGTGTGCCAAGGTAGATAGATAGCCCCTAAGAAACTATCTAACTCAAATCCGTATTCGTTAGAGATAACTAACTCAAATCCGCTAGGTATCATTTATTTAATTCCTAACATAGTAGCGACATTATCTAATTCTTCATCTGTAAGATGGTCTAACTCAATAGCCTTAGAAAATCCAAAGAAATCTTCTTCGGTATCTAGTGCCTCGTTATAGGCTTCTTCTTCATCAAGATAAACATAAGCGTCCGCTACATCTGCCTGAATTGTATCCCATTTAGTCATCATTAGTTTTGTTCTACCTTTCGTAGGTGTGCTACTACATTTTTAGAAATCTTTTGTAGTTCGCTTACTGTTTTATTCATTTCATCTGCGCTAGTAGCGGTGAAGAAACCGAGGAACTGTGCCCCGTCCCATAGTGAGTATGTTATTGTCATTTTATTTTCTATCCTTTTCGTTAGTTGGTTATAATGGAATTGTAGCCTATTGGGCTGACATTACCTAGCATAGGGCTAGGTGTGTCGGTGTGAGTTACCTCACACCCTTATCTTTTGCTAATTGCTCAGCATAGACGGGGTCGGATACGCTATCCGCACCAAACTCTAGATAGATGTCTAGATAGATTTCATCATAGTAATCGTTCATTAGTATTACTCCCAACTTCTAGTAGTAGCGATAACTACACGCTTGCTAGGCTTGTAGTTAGGTAACTCTCTTAGAGAACACTCTAGGATAGTGCCTCTCTCTGAGAGTAGGTCAAGATACTTATTAGCATCTTGTTCGGTATTCATTAGAACACCTAGACAAGTAGAGAACTCGGTGTCCGAGTATTGGACTTTGTAACTTAGTGAAAACATTTTGTTTTCCTTTCTTTGTTAAGAACCTTTCTTAACTTTCTTTATACTTTAAGCATAACAGGGGGGACTGACAAATAGGGGGGTTACTGGCAAGTATTGTTAAACTATTTTTGTGATTAGCATCACATCTACGCTCAGGGTTAATAATCTATGGGCGCACTATTTAGACAAAACGGACATTTTAAAACTCTGGATCATACAAAATAAATCTCTATTAACATTTTCATAAATCCTAATTACTAGTCAACTGGAATTTTTATATCTGGCAGCTCTCCATGCAGCAGTAGAAACAACAGGCGGATAACGGGGAGTTCTAAATTTCCTTATATCAGCACCTTTAGAAATATTACACTTTGCGTGAGAAGGCTTTACATTTTCAATATTATCAGAACCTCCTTTAGATAAAGGGATTACATGATCCAGATGTAGGCCATTTTGCCATCCTTTACTACCAACAGTTCTTGGAGCTGAATAATCTATAGAGCCACTACATATATGACATTTAGTTCCATGAGCCAATAAAATTTCAAACATAGAATACTTGCCTGGGTCTGTCCAGACTTCTATAGAACCTTTGGATGCTACTCTCATATGTAAATATTATCAAAATAAAAAAGTTTCGTCAAGGTATTGACCTAGGAAAATCTGCCATGTTATACTTAGGATCTGGTTTTCGGGGGGTTTACACTAAGACTCAAATGTACCAAGTAACTCTTGGGAGTTTAGTAAAGCTTCTCTCTTATCCAACTATAACATTTTTGTTAAAGGGGGGAAAGGGGGGTTTTGCTAAAATCTAAATCCCCAAGTAATCAAGTAAAGAAAATATAATATATATAAGGGATAATTGTAAGAAAAACTGAATAGAGGAAAAATGAATAAAGTAAAAGCCATATTGGCTATAGTAGTACTAATGGGATCACTTGCTGTATTTGAAGCAACATCTAATAAAGACTGTATTAACGTATATGTAGACTATGGAACATTAGAAAAGTCGACATTTAATGAATGTATCAAATCATCAGAAACTAAAGCAATTGATTTATTGGTAAACAATAACTTCACTTTGCAGGGAACTGACAAATACAAGGACGCAGTCCTCTGTCGTTTAAATAATCTGCCTAAAGAGGCGGAATGCAAAGATATGCCACCAGAGAATGCCTATTGGGCTATTCTAGTAAAGGAAGACCAAATACTATTTGAAGACTATGTATGGGCACAGGTTGGTATCGATCAATTGATACTATCTCCTGGAGATTCTCTAGCTTTAGTATTTGCAACTAATGGATCTGTTAACTTCCCAGCATAGAGTATCTACAAGATCAAAGCTTCTTGTATTGGTGCTACATATATCAATGTTAGTTTCAACAAATGAAATTACATCTTACATAATGAGATTCTATAATGGTCATTATGGATTACTAGATAATTTATTCTAGTTGACTAGGATATTATAATATTATATAATACATACAATGGCATCTAATCGAATTGTACTCTGTGACAAATGTGGACGGGAAATCGAAGTAAGATCTGGATTTGCCCATATGACATTAAGTAATCATCAGAAGAACTGTAAATGATATAATTGTGCTATGCACGATCATAATAATATAACTTTAGTCACAGGTTCAGGAATAACTGAAATGCAACTTATGTGGTTCATAATGGGTGTAATGGCAATACATCACACTTGGATGTGGTGGAAAATGCGTTCTAAGAAGTGTACTTGCAAAAAATAATTTTATTAACATTTTGTTAATTCTAAATATTGTAGTTGACTAGGATATATAATGAATAAATGTATAGCATGTGGAATGATAGCAATTGCTAAAGCAAAAGATTCAGAGAACTGGTATTGCATAGCTCACGCTATGGAATATGCAAATATTAAATCTGGTAAATATAAAAATTAAAAAGGCGGGATAGCTAAGAAATTTTCTTTGCTACAATTAAGCTATATGAGACCCTCTTGTAGGTATTACCTAACATGAAGTCTGAAAAGCTCTCTATAGCCAAGCAGAAGGCTTATTTGGCCCAATACCTTAGAGACCTTAAGACAAGTACTCCTTGTGTCGACTGTAGGATAAGTTATCCATACTATGTTATGGACTTTGACCACGTAAGAGGTCAGAAGCAGGCAAATGTTATGGAATTAGTATCCACATTGTCGAAGAAGCGAATTGATCTTGAAATAGCTAAATGTGAGATAGTATGTTCTAATTGTCATCGTATTAGGACTCATATAAGACGTATGGCTAAAAAGGGTAAATAGTATATTGTTTCATGTGAAACATTGTCTTCTCTTCCCGCCGCACTTTTTTCGGGCGCACTTTTAATTTCGCACTATATTTAGTATACTTAACATTTCAGCACCAGTAGCCAAGTTGGTTAAGGCCCCGAACTCATAATTCGGCTATCGTAGGTTCAAGTCCTGCCTGGTGTACTAGGCGAATATTGCATAGTGGTAGTGCGTAACCTTGCCAAGGTTAATGTGTGGGTCCGATTCCCGCTATTCGCTCCAAAAAGAAAAAATCCCAATCAGAGGCGGATCCGATTGGGTTTTCCTAGTGTATTGCTACACATTATACTGGGAGCTTAATCTGTGGGATGCTACAACCAGTACATAATTATTATAAAATAACTATTGTTCTAAGTCAATAGTGTCTTGCACAAAGTTTATGTCGGTATCTGGAGTATCTGGAACAAATGATGGGGTAGGTCCAAGTAGGTATCCTTGATTATGATATTCTACCATTTTAGAAGTATCTTCTGACCCCACCAATTTATTTGATATAAGGGTAAGCAGGTCATATATTCTGTGGAGCATAATGTAATTAACCATTGGTAGGTTATCTTCTAAATTCTGTGGTTGTTCTTTATTTTCCGTCATCTGATGGTCTTCCTAAATCTTCCCAAAACTTTTCCCGCCCCATGGCGTCAGTATCTTTTATAGCTCCGCTCTCATTTTGAAAATCTTTGAACGGATTCTCTAATTGTGTCATAGTACTCACTCCCTACCACCTTCTTGTAATTGCAGGATAGACAATACAAGTATATCTCATCTTCCATGTTTTGATTACAAAAAAGAGGGCCCTGATCCATTGGGCATTCAAGCCGTGGAACAAGACCCTCTTCTGATAGGCGAATGTACTTAGATACGTATTGTATCTTTTTCATTCATCCCCCTTAATGTTTTGGAAACTCAGGTATGAGATCCCTGGCCTTACCTATTGAGTTAGGCCAAGACGACCAATCTTTGCCGCCCTTGGTCATATAGTACGTTATCTCTGCGTTTGTTACTGGATCAAATAATTCCTTATTTGAAACTAATTCGAATTTATCTTTACGATCATCACCAAGTTTCCCTAGCATATTGATCTGAAAAATTCCGTAAGATTTGTCTCCAGTTCGGATATTGTCATTTAAAGCTAACGGTCTCCCGTTTGACTCTACACGAGCAACAGCCCAAGCTGTTTTTAAAGCAGTTCCCTCAAAACCTACAGCCCACAATAAATCTTTTAATTCATCGGCTGGAAGCATTTCTGAGTGCTTATAAGTTTCATTACTGAACTTATCTAGTATTTCTCTTTTTAGTTGTCTTTCAGTTTTTTCAACCTTAACTACTGGCTGAGTTGTTAACGCTTGCGTAACTGTTGGCCCAGGCTGGACAGTGAATAGAAATAATGTTATCATTCCTATATAAGACCAGTTATGAGCAACATCACTCAAACGTTCTATAATTTTCTCCATTGGCATTTCCTCCTTTAGAGATAACGAACTATAATAGTAGCATTACTTGACAGTAGGTGTCAAGCTAGTCAACCAGAAAGATTTAATGGAAATATCATATTCTACGCCTAGAGCCAACTTGACAACCAAGAATGGTTACGGTCACGCTGGATTTAAAGTGGCAGAATCATTGACTAAAATGGGACATAGATTAACTTATCAAAACCCTAAAGCTAAATTACAAATTAATTTTTCACAACCTACAAATTATAAATTACATAGACATCAATATCAGATTGGTTATACTCCATGGGAATCAACAGTTGTTCCAGAATCATGGAAAGAAAACATAAAAGCCTGTGATGAATTTTGGACAACCTCTCAATGGTGTAAAGATGTGTATGAGAATAATGGATTTAAGGTATCTAATGTTTTTCCACATGGAATAGATCCAATATGGGCACCAAAGAAACGTGAAAAAACAAATGTTATAAGATTCTTACATGTTGGAGAGCCAGCAGAAAGAAAAGGCGGAAGAGATGCAGTAGAAGCATTTATAAAACTCTTTGGTAATAATCCTAACTATACATTAACTATAAAAGCTCATAAGTCTAGTAATTTAAGATTATATGATCGAGAAGGAAGTATCTTGGGTCTTCCCCACGAAATGTATAGCAACATTAAGTTGGACGAAAGAGAGTTAGAAGATAACGAATTGTTAGATTTGTATTATAAGCATGACGTTATGATTTATCCTACCTACGGGGAAGGTTTTGGATTTATTCCCTTCCAAGCACTTGCAACAGGTATGCCAGTTATATCAACACATGATTGGGCAGACTATAAAAAGTATTTGGGACCTCTAAAGTTAAACTCTACACTTATAGATTCTCCATGGGATGTTATGCATCCTGGAAAAGTTTACAAGCCAGACAAGAAGCATTTGGTTAGTTTGATAGAAGATGCAGCAGTTAATTTTAGAGCGTATTCTGGATATTACTATGCTCAGTCAACTGAAATACATAAAGAATATAATTGGGATCAGTTGACCAATAAAGCTTTTGAAGAAGTATTTAAAAAAATATCATAACCCCTTCCCCTTTAGATTAAAGTTTGGTAGAATTGGACTTCAACTAAAAATCATATAAACCGCAAGGCGGAGAAAAGGTGTTATTTAAAAATGTCAAGAACTATTGAAAACCCATACGAAAACTTTATCGCATTGTCTCGTTATGCAAGATGGATTCCAGAAGACAATCGTCGTGAAACATGGGGTGAGACAGTAGATCGATATTTTGATTTTATAACAGAACACTTAAACAAAAATCATTCTTATGTTCCAAATGAAAAGATCCTTAAAGAATTAAAGGATGCTGTTTACAATCGTAATGTAATGCCATCAATGAGATCTGTAATGACTGCAGGTGCTGCATTAGATAGAGATCATGTAGCAGGATATAACTGTTCGTTTGTTCCAGTAGATAATCCTCGTTCATTTGATGAGACCATGTATATTCTTATGTGTGGCACAGGTGTTGGCTTCTCTGTTGAGTATAAGTACGTTAATAAGCTTCCTGCCGTCCCAGAAACATTTGAAAAGTCTACAACAGTTATTACAGTAGAAGATTCAAAGCAAGGTTGGGCAAAGGCATACCGTGAACTTCTTGCTTTGCTATGGTCTGGACAAGTTCCAGCAATTGATGTTTCAAAACTTCGTCCCGCAGGCGCAAGGCTAAAGACAATGGGCGGAAGATCTTCAGGTCCACAACCATTAATTAATTTATTTGATTTTACAATTGCAAAGTTTAAATCAGCAGCAGGTCGTCAACTAAAGCCAATAGAGGCACACGATATTATGTGCAAGATTGGTGAAATTGTTGTTGTAGGTGGAGTTCGTCGCTCTGCAATGATTTCGCTTTCTAATATTAATGATATTGAAATGGCTCAGGCTAAATCAGGTAACTGGTGGGAAAACAATTCACAACGTGCTCTTTCAAATAACTCTGTTGCGTATTCTCGCAAGCCAGAGATGGAACAGTTTATTGCAGAATGGAAATCGCTATATGACTCAAAGTCTGGAGAACGTGGAATTTACAACGTTGCAGCAGCACAAAAGCAGGCGGCTAAATATGGACGGAGGGACCCTGAAGTACATTATGGAACCAACCCTTGTTCGGAAATTATTCTACGTCCTTATCAGTTTTGTAATCTTTCAGAAGTCGTATTACGTGAAAATGATACAAAGAAAGACATTGAACGCAAAGTATATCTTGCAACAATTCTTGGAACGTGGCAAGCAACGCTAACAGATTTTAAGTACCTTCGTAAGATTTGGAAGGATAACACAGAAGAAGAAAGACTACTTGGAGTTTCTTTAACTGGACAATTCGGACACAAGTTTATGTCAGGTAAAGAGGACTTAGTTTCTTTAGAGGCTTTTCTAATGTCATTAAGAGAAAAGGCAAGAGAGACAAATACAGAAGAGGCTGGGAAAATTGGGATTCCTGAGTCTGCCGCAATTACATGCGTTAAACCTTCTGGAACAGTATCTCAATTGGTCGGGGTATCTTCAGGAATGCATGCGTGGCATTCTCCATATTACATTCGTACCGTTCGTGGCTCAAAGGGAGATCCTATTTCTACATTTTTGAAGGAAGTTGGAATTCCAGTAGAAGATGATGTAATGAAGCCAAACGATACATATGTATTTTCATTTCCAGTAAAAGCACCAGAGGGTGCAATTGTTAGAAATGATTTAACAGCTATCGAACACTTAAACATTTGGTTAGTTTACCAACGTGCTTGGTGTGAGCACAAGCCATCTATTACTGTATCCGTAAAAGAAGATGAGTGGATGGAAGTTGGAGCATGGGTGTATAAGCACTTTGATGAAGTTTCAGGTATTTCGTTCCTGCCACATTCAGATCACTCTTATAAGCAAGCTCCTTATCAGGAAGTTTCTAAAGAAGAGTATGAAGATCTTCTTTCAAGAATGCCTAAAGAAATTCGTTGGGAAGATTTATCTTTTTATGAAACAGAAGACGGTACCAGTGGAACACAAACCCTTGCCTGTACATCAGATGGTAATTGTGAGATTGTAGACATTTCCGCATAATAGGTATATAATGTAATTGGGGTAAAACCCAAAATTCCTGGGCACAATGCCCAGAAATAGGAGGATCTAATGAAAAAAGATCTAAACAATGATGGAAAGGTAACTATGCAAGAAAAAATTCTAGCAGCGTTAGCAAGCTATGGTCGTCACTTTTTAGGTGCAGCTATTGCTCTTTACATGACTGGAAATACTGACCCAGGAGACTTACTCAAGGGCGGCATCGCAGCATGCCTACCAGTTATTTTGAAGGCACTTAATAGTAACGAGCCAGCTTTTGGCTTTACAAAGAAGTAAAATTCAGCAAGTAATTAGGACGGCTCCTATGCTAAAATGGGCATAGGAGTTTTCCTATTTAGGAGATTTAGCAAATGGCAGGTCAAAAGAATTGGGAAGTGGATCAAAACACTACCTTCACATTTACCGTTGAATATAAAGACGACGACGGAGATCCAATCGTTCTTACAGATTGTTCCGCAAAAATGCAGGTTCGTGATACTAAAGGTGGAAGCAAGTTAGCTTTTAGTCTTACATCACCAGCAGGCGGAATACTAATAGACGAAGCCCTTGGCAAGATTACTATAAAGATGACCCCTACTCAGACAAACAAGCTATTCTATCCAAAATCTTCATATGATCTTATGTTGACAGATAGTAACCTAAATAAAACAAAATTGCTTGAGGGATTTATAACTCTGAGCAGATCGGTGACAATTTAATGCCAATTACAAACAACAATAACAACCCCACAGTAGTAGTTACCGAACAAGTAAATAAGATTGTTATAAATGCCCCTGGACCACAAGGACCTCGTGGTAAAACAATTCTTAACGGCAATGGTGCACCAGCAGAAAACCTCGGCTTCGAGGGAGATTTTTATTATGATAAAAACAATACCTATTTCTATGGACCAAAGTTAAACGACGCTTCTTGGGTAGGTGCAACAGCATATCCTTTAAGTACCTCAACATTGACTTATCCTTTCTCAATAAATCAGGTTATAAATCAAGGATCCTACTGGTATCTTGAAATAACTCATAATATGGGGTATAACCCAAATGTCACCGTCAAGAATAGCGCTGGAGACATATTAGAAACAGGAATAGACTATAATAGTATTAACAAAATTACGCTGACAATGGCTCAACCATTCGGCGGGACAGCATACCTGTCTTAAGGGAGATATAGCAAATGGCAAGATTATTCGTAACTGATATCAATCTGAATAAGAATGAACTTCAGAATGCTCGAATTCAGGGATTAGCTTCAGCCCCAACTGGAGCAGTAACTGGTCAGATTTATTATGATACATCAAATAACACGATGTACTACTACAATGGACTAGCTTCACCAGATGGTCCATGGGTAGCAATGAATGCTTCTCAAGAAGTAGTTCAAGATATTATTGGTGCATCCGTTGAAGGCGGAGTCGGATTAACTAGAACATATGTTGATTCAACAGGAATCACAACAATTGATTTAGATAATACAACAGTTACTGCTGGATCATATGGTTCTACAACTAAAATTCCTACTTTTACAGTAGATGCACAAGGTCGTTTAACTGCCGCAGGAGAAGCTGACCTAGCTACACAACTAGATTTAGGTGCAGACAATGCACATGGTGGATATAAGCTCGACCTTCTAACAGATTCAATTAAATTTGTTGGTGGAGAAGGAGTAGATACCACTTATACAACAGATGGAACCCTGCATACTATTACAATTGCTGGAGAAGATGCAACTACTACTAATAAGGGTATTGCCTCATTTGCAGATGCAGACTTTACAGTAACATCTGGTGCGGTAACAATTAAAAATGTTAACCTTGCTACACAGACAACTGGAAACTATATTGCAACTATTGCTGGAACAGCAAATGAAGTTGAAGTTTCAGGTTCAGGTTCAGAAAACTCTGCAGTAACAATTGGTCTTCCAAATGATGTAACAATTACAAACAACTTAAACGTTGGCGGAAACCTTAATGTAACTGGAACAATTAACTCAGTAAATACTACACAGGTAAATATTGTTGATAATAAGATCAATCTTAATACCGACTTTACAGGAGATCCAACAGCTGATGCTGGTATCCGTGTAGAGCGTGGAAATGCCGCAGATGTTGAAATTCTATGGAATGAAACAAATGATAACTGGACACTTACAAATGATGGTACAAATTACCACGCAATTACACGCAAGTTTACCTCAACTGTTGGTAACGGATCTTTAACTCAGATTCCAGTAACACACAATTTGGGATCTAGAACAGTAGTTGTAAATGTTTATGATTCAGCAACATATGAAACAGTAGAATGTGATGTTGTTAGAACTTCAACAACTGTTGTAACACTAGGATTCACAGTAGCACCAGCTTCTGGAGCATATACGGTAGTAATCGTAGGATAAGGGGACTTTAAATGTCTGTAAAAAGATTAGTCCCTTTACATGCAGTAGCATTAACAGACAATCCAGAAAATTCACGTATTGGTGATATTTACTATAACACTGAAGCAGAAGAGTTAAGATTTTTTGATGGCTCAGCATGGAATCCAGTCGGAAGCGGAACTATAACAGGACTACTTGATCATATTCATACTTATGATGGAGCAATTTTTTCTGTTGAGAGCATAGAAGTACCAGCAAGCGACATAATTGATGGAGGTACTCCTTAATGCCAAGAATAAAAATAAAAAGAGGAACCACATCTCAATGGAACTCTTCAACCACTCCACTTCTAAGCGGAGAACTTGGATTAGATACAACCCTTAATAAATTAAAAGCAGGAAATGGATCAAGTCTTTGGACAAACCTTCCCTTTCTTACATCTGATGGTGGCGGAGACACTGGCGATATAACTTTTGACGGAGTTCAAATTATTGGTGCTGGCACAGCATCTGGTGATGGTAGCAATCTAGGAACTATCGAGCTTGTTCCAGATGGAGACATTACTTCAGATCAATATTTAATAATTGATCCAACTGCACCTAACCATATTCATATTCGTGCAGGTGGGGAACAAGATGCTTCTACTGCAGACCTATTTCTTGGCGGAGAAAGAAACAATGTTCGTGTTTCAGATGGCGGAAGAGTTGTAAGTGTTAGCACAAGACCAAATACAGTTATTAACACATATACAAATCAAAATACAATAAGTAACACTTCTTTTGTAACAAGTAATACAGCAAATATTTATATAGGTGATACATTATTTTATGTAGGCGGAGATATAGTAACTGTTGATTCAATTACACAGGACTCACCAAGTGCTGGTCTACAGACTATCACAGCAAACCTAAATGGAGCACCAGCTTCATTTGTTGCAGGAGAACCACATATATTTAGCCATGAAGAAGAATGGGAAAATTATTGGCAGTTTGGAGCAGATGGTGTTCTGTCTGGTCCAGCAATGGGTTCAGTTGCCGTAAATGGACTTCACAATAATTCATCTACAGAAAGCGACCTCTTGTTAGTAAGCTCTGAAAAAATAGTTATTGCTGGAGACAATGGAGAATTTTTAAATGATGCCTCTGTTGCATCAAATCAAATTGCAACTATGGGAGATATTACCGCTGCAAATGAATATACAGACGATGCAATATCGGGACTTAGCAATTCTCTTCCAGAATCCTACGTGCCGATATCAGATGTTGGAGTGGCCGACGGAGTTGCTTCTTTAGATGAAAATGGAAAAATTCCAGATTCAGAAATTCCAGACGGAATTGCAAGAGATTCTGAAATTATAACCAGCTACAGCAACTTGCTAGATCTCCCAACTTTATTTAGTGGAGACTATGCAGATTTAGATAATAAGCCAGCTATAGCACTAGGAGCAGTCGCCTGGACTGCAAATCATTATCAACTTGAAGGAGGGGCAAACACAAGATATCTTGCAG